TGGTGCTTGCCGCCACTTGGTCGGTAGAGTCGTGAAAAGCCCCGTGGGGGGTGTTCAAAAACTTGCCGCCCCTTGGTCCAAACAAAGCCCCAAGCACACTGATCAATTTTCTGAAGTACCCGTTCAGCGCCCCATTGTTTTCAGCAAAGTAGCGTTTCTCATACCCCTCTGGCGCAAAGCCAAGGCTTGGGATTGATGGGACTTCAAGTTGTTGATTGACATTGGCCATGGGTAATTATGTCAGGACATCAATCGCATGGTTGATGTGCTTTATGCGATCTTCCAAACCTATGAACCCGCCATTTATACGTTTCGTCATGGTCTTATAGTCACGAGAATCAGCATACTGGTTGAGCTTCTGAGTGTCCCAAAACCATCCGGCAGTGAGAGCAGCATACTGGGGCGTGGCCACCAGCTCCGGCTGCATGATCAGGTCCACGCCAAGCGCTTGGCCAGCATGGTGATAGTTAGCAGAGCCTGTGAGCTGGATGCACCCACGGCCTCGAAAACGATAGCCATCACCACTTGCCTCATCCCTGTTACCCATGCGGCTGCTGTAAACAGTGTTAGCAATGAGCTTGGGGTTTCTGGCGCACATCTGGGCCTTGGCCGCGTCAAAGCGCCTTGGCCAGAGCTTTTGCAGTGCTTCGGCTCTGTAATTTAGGTTTTCCTCAAGAATCCTAAAGTTGCCACACTCATGGCCACACTGGCCAATAAAGGCAGCCTGGCGCAATGGCGTTGAAATGTCAAAGCGCTGAAAAGTCTCGTTTAGCGCATCGACCCACTCGGGGCCAATGTGCAGTTGCTGGAGCTGCTGACTATTGACCATTGACAAGTCTCCTTACTTCTTCGTAGGCGCTGACGCAGGCGTTGAGCTTGTTGATGGCTTTGTCTCCATCGGCTGCGAGGTCGATAAGAGTTGCAATAGTCTGTCGCTCAAGTTCGCTTTCATCGGGCTGGCTGGGTTGTGTATTTCCAATGGCAATGGTGGCACTTGCATTGGCTTGTGGACAACTTGGGGCTGGGAGCCGCAGCCGACCAGTGCGAGCAAGCTCATGCATAGCAGACTGTTTTTTCTTGACATCATCTTGGGCCTTTCTGAGTTTCGTTTCTTGGTCAATCAACTTAGTGCCAAGCTCTGCCTCTTTGGCTCTGGCTTCATCATTCTTTTGGGCAATGGCAATCTTCATGTCATTGTCCCTGTCTTCCCAGCCAAAGTGATAGCCACCTCGGTAAGAGCCGAACAAAGCAATGCCGATTGCCAAGGCAATATAGGGGAATGGTATGCCAAACATCAATCAGTCTCCCGTCTGGCAATGGCCAGCTGCTCGCGCTCATGGTCATCCTCAAGATGATCCGGTGGCGTTGTGGGTGGTGGCCCAGGTGTCCAAGACTCATCCAGCTCTGGATTGGTCCAAGTTGGCATGGCGCCAAATGGCTGTGATGGGATGCCATTGGTTGTGGCATTAAACCCGTGATTGTTGCTGTAGCCATATTGACCCTGCATAGGCTGACACATAGGCTGGCCCATGGGTGGTGGCTGCTGCCTAGAAGTCATTGCCCGTTTACCAATCACACCGCCAATGCCGCCAACAATCAATAGAACAATGTCGTTCAGCATCTTTGTATATGCCTGGTCAATGGGGGCCATGCTCTTGATTGGCTGGGTGACAAAGGTCACTGAGTACAAAAGCGCAATCACGATAAAGAAAAGAATCAAGGTGACAGCAAGCACCACAATGCTCCAGACCCTGACCTCGATCTCTTCAGTTGTTAGGTTTAACTTCGTCAACTTTTTTCTCCAAGATTGGTGCTACCAAGTATTCTGGGCAAGTCTGAGTAAACATACAGCGAGGCTTCTGACACTCAGTCGCATGAAAATTGTCAGGGTTCTGGCACTTATAGCGATATTTCTCTTCACAGCCAGTGAGCAGTAAAAGAAGCAATAGATATTTCATTTACCTAATCCTATTCTACCCAGCAGTAGATTAACGATTCGGTCCGACAAGTCATCTGGCAAAAATTTGAGGAATCCAAGGGCGTATAAAGCCACACATCCATAAACGAATATCTTGAGGCAAAGGTCAAAGGTTTTCTGGTATTCATTCACCGACCGCACCTTCTTGTTGTCTCGCAGAATGTCATCAATTCATTCACGCCAATAAACACCAAGAACAAAACAAATGCGCAGCCGCCAATGATCATGGCCAGCTCGTTCATCTCTTGCTCTTTCTTTTTTGCCGCTTTCTCTGCCTTCTCTAAAGATCGCAGCTCTCTTGCGTCATCGATATCCATCTGGTCCTGACGCGCCTTGATCTTGTTCCAAACGTCTATTTTTCCAGATTGCATAAAAAGCAGTTTTAGGCTTTCCTCGAAAGCTCGACTTTGTTCGAGGGCCATCTCGATTTGGAGTGCCTGGCCCATGTTTGAGCCTTTGTTCTTTTTAGCCTCAAGCAGAGCCTTTGTGGCCACACTCTTGGCATCAAACATCTTGCCAATCATGGGGGCAAGACCGCCTAGATCATTGGCCACCTTGCTGGCCTTCTTGACCATGCTGATGGCGCTCTGCAAACCTTCTAGCGCACTAATCGGATCGATGGGAATCATTTCTTTTCTACCTTTTTCCATTCAAGGCAAACAACCCTCCTATTGTAGACATCACCGGTCCATGACCACCTGATGCATCTATATTCGGCAACGGCTGCTAATAAGACCAGAGCATAGATCATGGCCAAAACAAAATGATGACAAAAAAGCACCAGGCAATGGTGGCACTTAAAAGAGCCGCAGCAATGAATGCCACGGCCCAGTCTCTCATAGCCCGAAAATCTTCTTGAAGAATTCGGCAGCCACCCCTGGTCCAAACAACACAGCAATGATCACCGCATAAAGCAAGTATTCAATCTTCGTCATGCGCTTGTCGCCATCGCGCAGTGACTTGTCGATGTTGTTGTATCTTTCTAAGCAGATCGCTTCATGCACGGCAAGCCTTTTGTCAATGTCTGCATCCATGATTAGATAGAAGTATCAACCCAGTCAGGATTGTTTGGCCAAGTAATGGTGGCTCGTGCGTCAGAAATAGTCCCAGGGAAGTCACGCAAGGTCTGGCGATATGTTGCCCACTCAGCCTTCTTAGGAATGGTGCAATCAGCAATCTGAGTCCAATCACAAGCAAGCAATAAAGCATTGCGTGTGGCTCTCAGTTGTGCCATTGCGGAGTCCTTGGCTGCTTGGATTTCTTCAGCACTCAGGCTTTCTACTTGGACAACAGAAACAAACTCACCATCGTCATAGGCAGAGCATGAAACCAACTTCTGAGTAAGTCTGTCATGTGCTTTAAAGGCATTGACCTTCTTGGCATTGTTGTCAGTTAAGAATTCATCACTTGGGCCATTTGAGGGAAATGATGTATTGCTAAACAGTTCACGATAATCGCCTACTGTAATGGGGCTAGTTAAGATTGCAATTTGCATGATGTTCCTTAATATGGGCCTGTATCTGAGAAAGCCGCAGTTGGTGCGGTAAAGGTAGCTGTGTAACGAGCGTATCCATTGGTGATTCGTAGGTCATCTATGTAGCCTTTTAGTGGATTGGTGGCAACAGCAGTATTCCCAACAACAATTGGGCCTGTAGAAGTCAAATTACGCAAATTTGATGTTACAGATGAACCTATTTGAGTACCATTTACAAATGCTCTTAATGTGCCACTTGTTCCTGTTTGCCTACAAACGGCTACATGAATCCATGCATCTTGCGAAATAGTTCCTGATATTCTTGGGTCTGAACCATCAAAAGCATTTTTACGCTCATCAATGTAAATAGTTGTTCCATCGGCAAAAATACTTAACCCATAAAGAGATGCCGTTTGCGTTTGAAAAATCCCTCTTTCACCCGAACCCGTTGAGTCTTTGTATAGCCAAAATTCAACTGTGTACGCACCAGAACCTAAAGCAGTTGTTGGCGTAGTTGGGCCAGAAAGATAGTCTCCAGTACCATCAAACGCCAAAGACCCTGTTCCATACTTCTTAACACTTGTAGAAATCTGTGCGTTACCCACAGTTTCTAAGTCGTTCATCATGGCGTTGTCAAAGATTGCAGCGTTGGTAGTGTTAAGCAAGAGTGCCGTATCGGTGATTGCCGCTAAAGGTGCTGTGTTTGGCGTAAAATTAGCCGTATAAACAGCCGCTTTTGTATAGCGGAAATCCGTGATGTAACCTTTCCAAGCGTCATCAGTAGCGTAGTTAACACCAATTTTATAATCGGTTACTGTAAAGTTATAGTTTAAAGACGCAGTTCCAATTGATACGCCATTTAAATATATGGTCA